AGCAGCCGGTAGCAAGAAGGTTGCAAAAGAGACAGGTGTTCCTCAAAAGGTTGCCAAGGAGATGATTGAGGCAACTCCCGCCAAAGCCTACAAAAAGATGCCAAAGAGGGCGAAATGAACGGTTGTCCAGTCTCTACGCAGGATCAGAAGGTCAATGATCGGAACAAGGCTGAGGCTGAGTCCAAAGCCGGTTATACCGAGACAGAAGACGATGAGATGAGTTGTGGGAACTGTGCGCGGTTCCTGCAAACCCCGGAGATGATCGAGTGCATGGTTTCTGGTCTGCCAGAGGAAATGCAGGAGATCGTTGACGAGGACGACATCGGCTATTGCGCTCGATGGGACTTCCGGTGTTCAGAGGACTATGTGTGCGACCGTTGGTTGTCTGGTGGGCCTGTTAAGGGCATGACAGAGAAGCACAAGATCATGCTCAAGATGGCAAAGATGATGGAAGACGAATGAAACCAGTCTGGGACAAGCCTCGGCCTAAGTCTGCTGGCAAACCTGATCCGCTGTCGAAGAAGCAGAAGAAGTCTGCTAAAGCAATGGCGGCTGCTGCTGGCAGACCTTACCCTAATCTGGTGGACAACATCAGGGCAGGTAAGAAGAAATGAAGTCACCTGCATGGACTCGCAAGGCCGGTAAAAGCCCGTCTGGTGGACTGAATGAGGCTGGCAGGAAGTCTTACGAAAGAGCTAATCCAGGATCAGACCTGAAGGCTCCTGTTAAGGCTGGTGACAATCCGCGCAGGGCATCATTCCTGGCTCGGATGGGTGGGATGCCAGGGCCAGAGTACAAGGACGGAAAACCAACCCGTCTGCTGCTGTCACTGAGAGCCTGGGGTGCGTCATCCAAGGCAGACGCTAAGGCTAAAGCTAAGGCTATAAGCGAACGCAATAAGGGCAAGTGACATGGATGTCAGCCAGCTACTCCGCGCATTGGGCCTAGAACAGGCTTACGGGGCTTACCAGCGCAATATTGGTGAGCCTTTTGCTGCTATGGTCGGCGGTGCTGGCAGGGGTTATCTCGGGCTGGATAAACCGGAATATGGTGGTCTGCTGGCAGAGGAATCGTATCGGACAGGTCAGGCTCTAGGGAATATGCCAGCGTTGGGCGCTCCTGCTGGTGCTTTCAAGGCTGCTGCACAGATTCCAGGGTTGTTGGAGGCTGCTGGAACTATCCCTGCAATCTTTATCGGGCCTAAGTCAAGACTTTGGAATAAAACCAGTGCTGAAACATTTGAGACGCTAGAAAAGTCTGGAGTGTCGAACAAGGATGCTTACTTGCAGACTGGCACATTCAGGTCACCAGACGGGATGCTCAGACAAGAGATCAGTGACTTTTCTTCTGAATACAGACCCGGTAAAGAGCTTGGAAGGCTAACAGAAAAATATATTGAGCAATTAGACGAGGCTTTAGCTGCAAACTATTTGCGTCAAACAATGGATCGTCTGGGTATAGGTATTGGTGACGCAAAAGAACAATTTAGACAGTTCTATGGCAAAGAACCTCCTGCGCGATCTGGTTTGCTTGCAAAATCAATGACTGCTGATGAAACGGAAGAAATGTTCAGAAAGTTTGAACAAAGAACTCCGCCGACTTCAAACGAATGGCAAAGCGTTGTTGGTAATGTGTTTGAACATCCAGAACTTTACAAGTCATATCCGGAGTTTATAAGCACTAAGTTTTATGTGAAAAAACCAGAAGATATGCCTCCTGGTGTTGGTGGTTATTACGATGGAAACGTTGTAATCAGTAATGATATTGCCAGTGCAATGCAATCAGGCAAGAGTGTGATGGCGCATGAGTTGCAACATGGCGTTCAAACGATTGAGGGGTTTGGGACTGGTGGTATGCCTGAAAACGATCTAAATCGTTATTTGAGGTTAGCTGGTGAAGCTGAGGCTAGGGCAGTTCAGGCGAGGATAGGCATACCTAAAGAAGAACTGCGGAGAAGGTTTCCACTGGAGTCATACGATGTCCCGATTGATCAACTGATCATTCGCGGATTGCTGACTCAATGATCGTAAACCACGATCCATACTGGCATTGTGTGATAGATGACTTCTTCACCAACCCAGATCAGCTAGCAGAAGAGTTTCCGCAGCCAGATGATCCATGCTGGTTTCGGTATGACAATCCGTTAGAGGTCAAGCGCACCTGCAACGACTGGCACAAGTTCCCGCCAGAGACATACAAGACATTTGCTTGGCTAACCAGCGACAAATTCACACAGTCCCTGGAGGCAATGGTAGACGAGGATCTGTTCGCTGACCAAGGACTACACGGTGGTGGCTGGCATCAGCACAGCAAAGGAGGGAAGCTCAATGTTCACCTGGATTACAACATCCATCCAAAGCTACATTTGCAACGTCGCCTTAACCTTATTGTTTACCTGTCTCCTGCATGGGAATCGTCCTGGGGTGGTGGGTTGGGCCTGTACAAGGACAGCAGAACTCTTGCAAAGGTCATTGAGCCGAAGTTCAACAGGGCAGTGATCTTCGACACTAGAGGCTCATGGCATGGACTGCCTGATCCGATCCAATGTCCAGCAGGTGTAACCAGAAACTCAATCGCTGTATACTATTTGTCTGAGCCGGAACAGGTGACAGACAACAGAAAACGAGCATTGTTTGCACCAACACCGGAGCAGATGGGTGATCCAGAGATCGAGAGGTTGATTAAGGATCGAGTAAAGGTAAAGTAAACCGATGACCCGTTAGGAGTCGGACTGTGGTAAATAAAATACAGAAAGAGAATTTAACTAGGCAAGGACGAGGAAGACCGAAAGGTAGTCCAAACAAAGTCCATCAGAGCATGAAGCAAGCTATCGCTGATGCCTTTGATAAGCTCGGCGGTACAGACAGAATGGTGCAGTGGGCAATGGAAGATCCAAAGCACCTGACTGAGTTCTACAAGCTCGCAGCAAGGCTGATCCCTGTAGAGACAAATGTCTCCGGGGCAAACGGTGGGCCAATCCAAACGGTTCTAGAGATCGTCGGTGTCCAGAACCAGAGTTGAGATCCCGCAGAAGCTACTGCCGCTCTTCCAGCCTAAGCGATACAAGATCCTTCACGGTGGCAGGGGTTCAGGCAAGTCCTGGTCGATTGCTCGGGCATTGGTAGCACTAGGAGCATCCAAACCGATCAGGGTTCTCTGTGCTAGAGAGACGCAGAAATCCATCCAGGAGTCCGTTCACCGGCTGCTGAAGGATCAGATCAGTCTGCTAGGACTGGATAGCCTGTACGAGGTGCAAGAAAACAGGATCATCGGTTCCAACGGGACAGAATTCACCTTTGCAGGTATTCGCCAGCAAGGTGTGGCAAACATGAAGTCCTACGAAGGGACTGATATTTGCTGGGTGGAAGAGGCTCAAGTTGTCACCCGTAAGTCCTGGGATGTACTGATACCTACAATCCGCAAGCCTGGATCAGAGATCTGGATCAGTTTCAATCCAGAACTTGATACGGATGAAACCTTCACCCGGTTTGTAGCGCATCCACCGTCAGATTCATGGGTGTGCGAGGTTAACTGGTCAGACAACCCTTGGTTTCCGGAAGAACTGGACAAGGAGCGCAGAGACTGGCTAGAAAGAGATCCGCAGGGCTATCTCACTGTCTGGGAAGGTCGATGCAGACCTGCTGTAGACGGTGCGATCTACGCCAATGAGATCGAGGCTCTACAGCGAGAAGGCCGGATCAGGGCTGTGCCATACGATGCAACACTGAAAGTCCATACCGTCTGGGATCTGGGATGGAACGACTCCATGTCGATCATCTTTGTCCAGAAGGTTGCGTCAGAAGTCAGGGTCATTGACTTCATCGAGGACAGTCATCGAACCATTGACAGCTATGTCATGGAGATCGAGTCGAGAAAATGGAGATGGGGAACAGACTTCATCCCGCACGACGGTGCGAACAAGAACTTCCAGACTGGTAAATCCACCCAGAACCTCTTAGAAACGCTTGGAAGGAGCGTTACCGTGTTGCCAAGGGGTAACCCAGAGGAAGGCATCAGAATGGCTAGGATGGCCTTTCCACGGGCTTATTTCGATGCTGACAAGACGATGGAGTTAGTCAACCATCTGAAACGGTACAGAAGGGCTATCAATCAGGTCACGCAGGAAGCTGGTGCGCCATTGCATGATGAGCATTCTCACGCTGCTGATGCCTGGCGTTATCTTGCAGAGTCACTGGAAATGATGTCCAATGACGATTGGGGTAAACCGATCAAACATAGTGCAAAATGGGTGGTTTGATGCTAGTTCCGCAGGGAAACATCGTTTTACGTCGAGATTTTGACCAAACCATTCACGAATTGCGTGAGCGTATTCGCCAGTTGGAGCAGGAGATTGCTGCGCTGAAACAGGCAGATCCTCCACCTAAACGGCAATACACTCGCAGGGCAGAGGTGCAAAATGGATGAAGGTAGGCTCAAGGGCATTCTGTCGTCTGAGATCGATGACGCTATCGGCTATCTCGACACAGAGACTTCCGCTGAACGCGCAAAAGCGATGGACTACTACCTCCGCAAGCCTTATGGCAACGAGGTAGAAGGTCGATCACAGATCATCACCGCAGAGGTTGCAGAGGCTGTAGACGGTGCTTTGCCTGATCTGATCCGGGTATTCACTCGCGCTGATGACATCATCCAATATGAGCCTGTTGGCCCAGGTGATGAGGAAGGTGCGAAGCAAGCAACCGATTACGCGAACTGGGTGTTCTACAAGCAAAACCCTGGTTTCACCATTTTGCATCACTGGTTCAAGGATGCGCTGCTCCAGAAGACTGGAACCGTTAAAGCGTACTGGGATGAGAAGCTGGATGTGATCGAGGAGGTTTACAAGAACCTCTCAGATATCGAGCTTGCACTGTTGCTGGCAGACGGAACCAGACAGGTTGTTGCAGAGCAGATCGAGGAAGTCGAGGTTGACGGTCAGGTCATGCAGACGCGCAGCGTTGTCGTCCAGCAGCGCAACAAGATCGGTCGCGTTGTCGTGGAGAACGTACCGCCAGAAGAACTGATCGTCAGCAAGAAGGCCAGAACCGTTCAGGATGCGCCATTCCTTGCTCACCGGACTCTGGTTCCCAGGTCGATCTTGATCCAGATGGGGTTCAATAAAGAGATTGTGGATGCTCTGCCAGCATTCAACAGTCTGGACTTCACCGAGGAGCGTCTTGCTCGATACACACCTGGAGAGGAGCCTTTCGAGGTCACCTCGCTGGATGAGTCGATGCAGGAGGTCGAGGTTTTCGAGTGCTACATCTATGTGGACTATGACGGTGACGGTCTAGCTGAGTTGCGTAAGATTTTTTACAGCAACAGCCAGATTCTGAGCAACGAGAAGACTGATTATGTTCCGTTCCACGTTATTTGCCCGATCCCGATCCCGCACAAGTTCTTTGGTCAGTCGCTAGCAGACAGGACGATTGATCTGCAACTGATCAAGTCCACACTGGTGCGTCAGTCGCTGGATAACCTGTATCTGTCGAACAATGCTCGGATGGGTGTGGTTGAGGGTCAGGTCAACATCGATGACTTGCTCAATGTGACTCCGGGTGGTGTTGTCAGGATGAAGAGTCCTGGTGCGATGACTCCGATCACGGTTCCGTCAATCGGTGATCAAATCTTCCCGATGATGGGCTATTTCGATCAGGTTCAGCAGAAAAGGACTGGTGTCTCGGATGCTCAACAAGGGCTAGATCCAAACATCCTGCAAAACGTCACTGCTGCCGCTGTTGCTGCGGTAACCAACGCTGCTCAAGGCAAGATCGAACTGATCGCCAGGATCTTTGCTGAGACAGGGGTTAAATCGCTGTTCAAGGGCATTCTGCACCTGCTCTGCAAGTATCAGGACAAGCAAGTCCTGATGCGTATGCGCGGCAAGTTTGTGCCGATGGATCCGCGAGAGTGGTCGAATCAGTACGATGTCAGCATCCGTGTCGGTCTTGGGACTGGTACGAAGCAAGAACAGATGGCGATGCTTCAGATGGTGCTTGCAAAGCAGGAGCAGATCCTACAGTTGGCAGGGCCAGCTAATCCGTTGGTCAGTCTCGGGCAGTATCGGGCGACTCTGGGTCGGTTTGTTGAGGCTGCTGGGTTTAAGGATCTCCTT